AATCAATTTAGTCCTGGTACTGGACAGCCTGACTATACAACATTCCACATATATGCCGGCACGTACGGGATAGGCACCAGTGGTTATTATGGATTTTTTGTCAATGGCGGCCTTGGTTCTAGAGGTACTGGCGGCTCGGCTGGCCCAAACCAATTAGGGTACAATCTCTACTCCAGCGAACCCAGCAGTTGTGAAGTGGGCATACTCATGTGCTGGAACCGTGTACTTACAGATTATGAAATTATGAAGGCCACCGCGGCAATACAACTAAGGACAGGTCTATAAATGGCAACACTGCAAACAACAACAATTAACGGAACCACTTATTTAAAATTGCCAGTAGGCAACACAGCCGCTCAACCAGCATCTCCTACAGCAGGCAGTATGCGAGTGAACAGTGACACTGGTGCTTTGGAAATTTATACCAGTGCTGGTGTTTGGACCAACAACAACTTGGTAAGTTTCCAATATAGAAATATTATTACTAATAGTTTTGTACAAGGTGGATATCAAAACTCAACCGCTTGGAACAACGTTAATAAAACATATAACAGCACTGACACCACAGTTAATCTTGGGTCAGGAGCTGCAGAACGTTCATTTAACTATCAATGGGGTGCGTGTAGCAAAGATTATGGTTATGTGTTTGGCGCTGGTAATGGCCACTCCATAGCCAGTAATTATGTGATTGCTTTCAACATGCGAACTGAAACTCAAGCCAGTGACATATCAAGATCCATGGCTGACAGCCGTTGGACATTTGGTGGCCTGTTTCAAGAAACACAATATGCTTGGATCAACGGTGGTGGTGCCAGTACTAAGATTGAAGAATATAATATGAATACCAAGACTTTGGTAGGCACCATATCAGCTACCTATCTCAGTGGCAGCATATGGGGTATGAGTCATGAAAATTATGGTATTTTTTATGACGGCATAAATGGAGCCAATAATTTTGTGTTTGCCACTAGAAGTATCAGCAGTAGAGCCACTCAGCCCAGTGCTTATCATCAACAGAAAAGTGTTCAAAGCAAAGGTCAGTATAACTACGCAGGTGCTCAAGGTTCGTACAACGGGGGATATACATATTTACAAACCAATATGTATACCAACAGTAGTAGCGGTAGTGTGAACAAACCACATGGCAACTGTGGAGAAGAAAATTACACCTTGGGACAAGATTGGCAATACATGATTGGAGTATATGATGGCAATGGACAAACTAACAACGCACATAAATTCTATTATGCTACACAAAGTGGATTTGCTGGCGGTGCCAGCTTACAACCCAAAGGTATTCCAGGCATGAGCTCGGCAGTATGTATGTGGTGCGATTAAGGATAACACATGGCAAGTTTACAAAATACACAAATCACAGGAAATAGTTATCTAACTCTGCCTTCGGGCAACACTAGCCAACGTCCCGCAGTGGGTGCTGGAGGTATCATTAGATACAACACGGACACCAACTTGGTAGAATTTGCCATTGGTACTGCGCCAGGTGCTACCGGACAAGATGGCACTTATGCTATTTTGGCTAACAACGGAGATATTCGAGCTGGTGTCATGCAGGTGAACACAACAGTATCAGGTTCAAGCTCTCAGACCAACTGGATGCCCATGAGTATTCCTTACAAGTTCAGACAGATCATAAACTATGGTTATGTGCTGGGCGGATACCAAAACTCAACTGTATGGACTGACGTGAATCAAGTGACAGCAAGTACTGATACAGTTTCTGATGTAGGTAATGTATTAGACCGCGGTTTCAACTACAAGGCTGGTGCTTGTAATTGGTATCGCGCTTACGCATTTGGAGCCGGCAACGCTCATGCTGTTAACAGCAACATAACCACTGGTTTCAACATGGCCACCAACACAGCTCACACTGCTCAAAGTCGTAGCAACATGGCCAACGCTCGAGGACACATGGGAACCATATTCCAAGAACAACTACTAGCTTGGGTGAGTGGGGGTGAAAATGCCACTATTGAAGAATTTGACTTGACTGTAGAAATGTTCAGAACTTTTAGCAGTTACAGCAACGCAATTACAGGTATCACCGGTGATTCAGGAGCTACGTCAGGCGGCCCACGAGGCATGAGCACTGAAACATTTGGTATACTTTATACTGGAGAAGGTGCCAGTACTGTAGCTCAACAGACATTTACATTTGCAACCAAGACCAATGCCGCTCGCAGTGGTACACAGGCAGGTGTTCATTACCAACAGAAAGAAGTCAACACCAAAGGCGCATCTGGTTATGCGGGCAATGAAGGATCATGGAGCGGTGGTTACACGTTCCGCAGAACCACATTCAGTACAAATTCCACAGTATCTACTGGTATTAGCAAGGGTGCCGGTGGTAATTATGGTGAAGAAAACTGGACCTTGGGACAGGATTGGGGCTATTTGTTAGGGCAATACAACGGCGCTCAAAACAATATTACTGGAAAATGGACCTACGCCACAGAAACCATGAGTCAACCAGGGTCACTAACACTTCTTGGCCCAGCTGGACGAAGTTCAGGAGTGGGCGCTTGGAAGAATTAACCTCGATAAATATCTCACAAACTTTATTAGAGGACTAGAATGATTGATAGATTAAAACAGTACAACGAAAACGGAATGAAACCACTGGCCACGGTTACTTCTAATGTTAGCATGATGACCGAGGAAGATCAAGCTCTTGTCGCTACTGCTATTAACAAAGAATGGACTAATCCAAAATTTAAATTGCGCTGGTTTGTTGGACAAACACAAATTACTCCTTTTGCTAAATTGCGTCAGTGGTTATTAGAAGTACGTTCACGCGAAGAAGCAATTAGTACCATCGAGTACGAAAACGAAAAATTTCAAATTGAAATTGACAGATGCAAATATATTGCCGACAACGAAACAGACCCATTTGAAAAACGCCTGGCACAAGCAGAATATAAACATAAGTTAAGACAAAGAACTAATAGTGCTCGTAGATTAGGCGACTTATACCTAGAAAGACAACAACTAATCGATTTAATTAATGAATTTAATGAAAGCGATGAAGGTAAATTAGCAGATGGCTCAGGTAGAACATACATGGACGTATTAGATACAGACATGGAAAATCAATTTGAACAAGAACTATGGACTAATCGTCTGGCCAAACAGGCCGCAACAGATTTGTTATTTTACGGCCGTATAGGAACTGGTAACATGGATGCTATCTTAAGTATGGATCCTGCTCAACAAACAGACACTTTAAAATTGGCATTTACATACGGAGCCCAGATTCAGAACATACAAAATAAAATTACCCACGAAGTGGAGATTGATTTGGGATTACCCAACGGAACGGTAAACGAATTACTGTTACCCAAGGTTCCTGTAGAAACTAGACCTGTACTGGCAGACGCACTGCCCCAGGTTGACCAGCATAAAGAGGACGAGCTAGATGTATATAATTCATAAAACCATAGGACTAGATGATCCTAGAATGGATCCGCGCATGGAATACAAAGGAAGTTTTTGGTGCTTTACCTGTACCTATATTCCTGACGGATTAGGCATACACACTGACTGGATTCCAGGAGCGGAAGTGGGAGAATCTGTTGCCAAGGCTATTAAATTCTGTTCAAGTTATGAAGGTGAACTTAGTGTTCGTAGACATACTACTCAATGGGAAGAAATTGAACATGCCAGCGCTGAAGCAGATCAAGGTATATATCCAGAAAAAATCATCTATGAACTCACACCCGATGATATCAGCAACACAACGGCACTGATAAAAACCATGATGCGTGTTTATAACAATTTATATCAAAAAGATCCCGAAACACAATTTAAAATCAATAATGCTATTGATCAAATACGTGATGTAAATCAAGCTCAAATGGCCTTAGGAGTGTATTTTGGAGTGCTTACTGCCTATTCTAACGGAAAAGATCTAACCCCGCCATTTCCTATCAGCTGGAATTAACCAAACCAGTATTAAAAACTATTAAAAGATGCTATACTAAGTATGTGTAGCATCTTTTTTTACGGCCCTATATATATGGAAAAAATCTTCAGTGTTCCTCTAAATCCTAAACTTACTGAACCTCAGTTTAATGAGTTTATGGATTTTTTACAAACACACAAACATTTAATTTACGACATCTATTTTACATCTCGAATCAAACCATTTGTTCAAGATGCCATGGGAGATATTTTTATTCTACAAGAAGATTACTCGTTTGCTATAGAAACAGCTCTACATATACAACGGACTTTTGGTATTCCAGTCAGTGCCACATTTAACAACATACAGGTTCCTCCTACTCAACAAAACTTAGATACATTTATTACTAATTTTAAACCTTTATATGATGCTGGTATTCGTAGTGCCACTATTCCACATACACATTGGATGGCCACTGGACAGATCAAACGAGCATTCCCCGAACTAATGGTAAAAAATACTATTCTTAGAGATGTACACACCGCTTCTGAAATTGTAGCTTTAGCCAAAGTAGGTTTTGATTATATCAATCTAGATAGAGATTTAATGCGAGATAAAGATACGTTGTTGAGAATAAAAACAGCTAAAGAATGGATCAAAACTAACTTAGGCAAAGATATTAAAATTAGTTTACTCGCTAACGAAGGATGCCTAGGCGCTTGCCCAATGATGGTAGAGCATTTTGAATTCAACAACAATAGAGACAACAATACTCCTCAATATTTTAACGATCCTATCAGCAGAGTCAGTTGTCCTAAATGGGAAGTACAGGATCCTGCTGTACACTTGAAAACAGCCAACTTGCCGCCATGGCGAGAAGACTGGGAAGAATTTATCACAGATTTAGGCATAGATGTTTTTAAAATGCATGGTCGAGAAAGTCCAGATCGCATGTACGAAACAATGCAGATCATACGCAAATGGAATAATAATGAAGAATTGTTGTTTGAGGGGTTCGAACGTTATCTAGAAGATACTAATTTAGTAGACAAGCCTATCAATGCTTGGCGAAAGATTATTAAAAATTGCAAATTTGACTGCTGGGAATGTCAATATTGTGATAACATCTACAAGAAAAAATCAGAAATACAAACCAGCGAGTTGGTCAATCATGTATCAGAAGCTGTGGCACTTTCAGGTATACCTACTATCAAACTAGATATTCCGGGATTGACCAGTAGGCGTGTGCAAACATTATTAAATTCTTTAGCTCAAGGTGTTGACACTTATCTGGAAGTAGGCAGTTTCCTTGGAGCCACTTTATGTGCTGTGATGAAAGACAATCCGATAACTGTGTTTGCTGTGGACAACTGGAGCAATAATGTACAGCCTGAAAATGGCGAAAAACTGCCCCCCAACGACATCCAAACATTTATAGAAAATGTTAAAAAGTATAAGGGCAATAGTGTAGTCAATGTGCTTGATAAAGATTATCTAGCTGTAGATGTTAGTGGTATGGCTGGCAGAATTAAAATGTTTTTCTATGATGGCCCTCATGATGAACAATCAACGGCAGCTGCAGTGCTACACTACTGGGAAGCATTTGCTGACGAAGCTATTTTGATATTTGACGATGCCAACTGGAGAGGCGTAGTGGACGGAGCAAGAGCTGGTTTAAATCATGTAGGAGCTGTCGTGGCCTATGAAAAAATGATCTTGAACTCTACAGAAAATTCCCGTGAATGGTGGAATGGATTATATATCGTAGTGGTGAGGAAATCAAATGTATCTTAATAAAGTAAAAAGAATAATTGTGTTTGGCGGCGGAACCAGTGGTTGGTTGACTGCGGCCTTTTTATCACGAAATCTAGCTGTACCTACTGAAATAGTTTTAATAGAAGACAGCGAGCTAGGACCAATCGGTGTAGGTGAAGGCACACAACCGTTAACAGCTAGTTTCCTAAGTGCTTGCGGAATTCCACCTAAAATGTGGATGAAGGATAGTGAAGCAAGTTTTAAATATGGTGTTGAATTAGTAGGTTGGAATGATAGGCCTTATTTTGTAGATAACGATACTACGGATAACAGCGTAATAGCGGAAGATCTGTATACTCCGGATTATTTCATGGACAAGTCTTACGATGAATTTGCCCAATGGCATCCCGCCTATCGATTGGCCAAACAGAATATCTGTCAAAAATTTGATGATTATCTTGACGTTAATCATCACATGGGCCCAGAACATTTTGGAGCAGTTCATTTTAGTGCCTTTGGAATAATTAAAACTATTAAGTCCTTGATACTAGATCGCATTACATACGTGGACACAAGAATATCCACAGTTAATCAAGATGTCAACGGTGTGACTGGACTAGTAAGTGAGGACGGAACCGTTTACACAGCTGATTTATATTTAGACTGTAGTGGATTTTCTAGTATTTTACTAGAAAAAACACTAGGCGAGCCGTTCCAGTCATTTGGAGAACACTTGTTGTGCGATAGCGCAGTAGTGATTCCTACAAAATATAAAGATCCTGAAAAGGAATGTTTTCCTTATACTAGGGCTACAGCAATGAATTCAGGATGGATGTTCACTATTCCTATCTTTACTCGTACTGGAAACGGGTATGTTTACAGTAGTAAACACATTACAGCTGAAGATGCTGAACAAGAGTTGCGCAACAAGATCGGTGAGCTAGTAGTACCTGCTAGACATTTAAAAATGAAATGCGGTAGTCACAAACAAATTGCTGTGAAGAATGTGTGCGCCATAGGTTTAAGTGCTGGATTTGTAGAACCTTTAGAGGCCACCGGCATTACATTTACTACCGCAGTGGTAGGAGCGTTAACGAGATCTCTAAACAAGACTGGTAATGTGTGGGGCAATAATCCTAGACACATGATCAATTACGAATTTAAAGAAATGAGCGATGAAATTTTTACATTTGTATGGGCGCACTACCACTATTGTACAAAATCAGATACACCTTTTTGGCAAGATATTAGAAAACAACGCTTGGAAGATTTGCCTCAATACGCACAAGATATATTAAAAGATTTCCTACCGGCACCCAAGAGATTCCTGTTGCGAAATCCATTCAGTATGTTTGGAGTAGTTCAATGGTTTGCTATGTTCAAGGCTGGCGGAGCATATGATAATATACCTAGCATTCTAACAGACAAACAAAAAAGATATTCAAAATATTTTATTGATAGTCATACTAAACGTGTAGAACTAGCTGAGGAAATGTTTAGTAATCAATACAAATATTTAACGGAGTGGTACAGATGACAGATCGTGTAACAATATTTCAAGCAGACATATTTGCCAGATCCGATGTAGGAACAGAGGCTCAACGCAAAGATATATTGAATCAGATTTCAAAAATAAAAAATGAGCCGGCAGTGGGCCATAGTAATCCGGGTTGTTGGAGAAGCTATTACAAGTATACTGATGTAGAATGGTTGGCACAAGAAGTGGCAGATATATCTGGAGAATTAGCGCAACATTATTCGGAAACAGATCCCACATTTGACAATGTCAATAAACACAAAAAGAAAGTGTTTGATATAAATTATTGGACCAATGTTAATCAGCCCGGTAGTAGAAATACCATGCACACACATTTTATCAGTCATTTCACTGCGGTCTATTACTTACAAGGTACAGATACCGGCTCATTGCGAATCATGAATCCAGCTAACATGCTTAACTGTTATAGACCTGGTGGGCCTTTTGTTAGAGATTTTTATTTTACACCTAAAGATGGCGATTTAATTATATTTCCCAGTTGGATTCCCCATGAAGTGGACGTTAATCTCAGTAATCGCGAACGCATTAATATAGCTTTTGATATATCTATCACATGAAAACACGCACTATAGAATTTTTCAGTACAGTATTAGGAGTGGCAGATGCTTATCCCATTATTCCTGCCCGAGAGTGTGCTCCAGCATGGGTGAGCAGAGCTAGGCAGGACTATATAGATGATAAAAAAACCGGCACCGGTGCTTTCCAACATATCTATCAATGTCCAGGAATCATGGATCTGCTTAATCAAGGATTCATCGTGCCCATGTGGCATGATGTTGTAATCAAAACTAATGGAGATGGAAAAACATTTCAGTGGGCCATACCTGGCTCTGAACTTATTGATCTAGCCGGAAAAGAAATAGTGGGCAAACAGGAAACTGGAGTTGAGACACTTATGCCGGTAAGACCTTGGAGTACCAGCAGCCTAATTAAGTTTAATATGCCGTGGAATGTAGTCGCTCCTGCTGGAGTTAAATTCTTAATGATTCCTATAGCATACCCGGACAGCTTTGAATTTGAAAGCAGTATAGGTATATTAGATCCTGGATATAGTAGTGAAATTAATCTACAAATGTACTGGAACATACCCAAGGGAGAATACATAATCAAGGCTGGAACTCCTATGGCACAGCTTATTCCTATCAGCGAAGAAAAATTTGAATATGTTTGTCGAGATATGAATAGTCAAGATGAAAAATGGATCGCTAAAAGAAAATATCTTAATAGTTCTACTTTTAGAATAAAAAGAAATCTTGTTAAGGATTTTTATATAAAACATTTTGGAAAATAAACATGTTAAAAGAAATAGCCACAGATGATTTTACATTTTTTACAAATGAAATAAGACAACCTAAAGATGATTTTAATTTAAGAAAAAGCCAGCATGACCGAAGAAAACTACGTAAATTTATACAGGCTGTATTGAGCCAAGGCGAAATTATTTTCTTTTATAAAGAGAATGGTGTAGAGTTATCGGTTACCGGAACTACTAAAGATTTTGACTACATACCTTTGAAAGATGCTCCGGTAACATTAGAAAAATACCGTAAGAGAGCATATTTTGAATTTTACTATTGTAGATTTATTGCTATGCCTAGTAGAGAACCCACTAATTTACACCTAGATAGTATTACTAAGATGATTGTGGCTAACAAAACACTTAACGATATAGTTAAAAATACAAGACTGATTTAAATCAGATCCATAAGATCGAATACAGTTTGTAGTTTAGTACGAATAGTTTTACTTGAAAAACTATTTCGGAGCCCCTGGTGTAATGGCTTAGGGGCTCTGTCTATTGTAGCCCACGACCAACCATAATGTTCTTCGCTAAGTGTAGGAACAAATTCATTTTCAATTACACACATGTAAGTGTGAAAATTAAACACACGATCATTTGATACAAAAGTTTCTAAAGGAATTGTTTTTAAGATTTTTGGAGTTGCGCCAATCTCTTCAACAATTTCTCTTTGAAGACCTTGCCATGGAGTCTCACCAGTGATATTAGTACCACCCACTAGCCCCCAAGTGCCTTCATGCTTGCCGTGAGCTTTTTGTAGTAATAAAAAACGTCGTGTAGATTTGGAGTAGAATAATGCTCCACTACAAATTATCTGATCTTTTACAATACTATTTTCCATTGGGATGACGCATATTCACCTTCAAAGCTCTTGACCCATGAAACACCATTCCACAAATACTGAACTCCTGTGTATATATTCGTCACCCACACCAAGGTGTCTGAGATCTGAGCGGAATCGAATACTACGTGCCACTCTGAACCAGTCCACTCTATGATGTCGTTGGCCTTGGCCACTAGTGCACCCCATTCGCTGGCAGGCTGTTCGTTGATTGCGGCTCCTATATCTTCCACCAACAAATAACGTGTACCCGGTGCCAGTATTACATTAGGAGGATTAATTTCATTATGCGGACGATGCGGATTAAATGTTTGCGGATTAATAATAGCATCAAATGTGCCAGGACTATTGGGTCTATATTGTGTAGTGCCAGGACTGCTTATAGCACTGTTAGTAGTCAGTGTATCTGGATTCCAGTTCACAGTAAGCACAGTATAGTCCAATGGATTAAGCGCAATAGTTCCCACAATATAAGTTTGATTAGGTTGTAATAAAAACAGTTGACTTGAGCCCGCTACATATTTTCCGGGATATTGACTAAAGACTTCTAGCCAGTTGATGCCAGGACCCTGTCTAACACCAGGTTCTAAGCTGGGTTCAGGAGGAACAACACTTTCGTGCGGTCCTAATAATAGTGCTTGACCAACGCCTTGTTGATTGTTGTAAACTTGTATTTTATAACCACTTACTGTGGCAGTAACTCCGCCTAGTGATTCTTGTAATGTAGTAGTTGCCGCTACAGGATCTTGGCCAAGTCCAGCAATATACGTGCCACTGGTAATACTACTGTTGTGCATGCTGGCAACAATTTTGGTAACAACACCAAGATGTTTGACCTTAACGGGCGGACTGATCCAAGCAGGTGTGCTAACAGTTAGAGTAGCAATGTCAATAGGCGTATCATTTCCCACCGGCACTGTACGGCTATCCCAATTAATATCATCTAAATTTAATACACTCAAACTGGTCCAGTCAATATAGTTGTCAGTAGTTTGTAATTCTAAACTGGGATTAAACA